CCACGCCCATTCGCAGCAGCTTCTTCCTGAAATAGGCATTGGTGTCACTCAAGCCTTCGCCTTCCATGTTCATCATGGCCATTGCCGTAATGACCTGCTGCGTTTCTGGGTCTTGGGTAAGCTGGAGCATTCCTGTCAGCGCTCGGACCGTGGCTGCGCGTTTGCTGCTCGATGACGGTCCAACTTCTGCAACAACGTCAAAGGTGGCTTCGCTCAAGTCGTTGGCCATCTTCATCGCGCCGGTTTCCTGGTCAATCATTGGCTGCATCAGTTCAACCGTGCCGGCCTCACCAGTCGACGCAATCGTCTTCATTTTGCGCTTGTCTTCGGTATAGATTTCCCGTGCGATCGACAACCAGATCTCGCCGCAGCGCTTCATGCCTTTGCTAAAGTTGCTCATGTAGATGAACGTCTGCATATCTACACGGGTCTGGATCATCTCCACCGCTTTGCCAGACATTCCCGAAACCATCTTATCAGCGCCCTGGGGGTTGCCCAAGATGTCCTGCATATCCTGCTCTGTGATCTGTAGCAGCGCGGCCATTGCTGGCGGAATTGCGGCTGATCGGGTGTAGGCAACCGGCCCACTGATTGTTTGCGCTCCATCTGCGCCTGTAATCGGGTTGACCAGCAGATAAGGGTAGTCCCGCAGATTGTCTTCTGCCCACATCACTTGATGGCCGGCAACCTGTTCGGGGGTCATGATGGGCTTCTCAATGCTGGACAGTGCCGAGATTTCACCCAGCTTGGACAGCTGCATATTCTTCAACCGCTGTGCATCTTTAGCCAATCTGACTGCACCCATGCAGCGCTCAACGTTATCCACAAACCAGCGCTTGCCATACACCACGACGATGGGAATGCACTTGCCAGCAATGTAGCCAGCGTCCTCCAGCACCTTGCCGCCGCTCATGATGTATTTGCGAACGCGCATCCGCTTGACGCGCTTTTGACGCACCTCACGGCTACCAATTGCCATCAGGGTTTCTTCCAGGGTCTCGTCGTCCGCAAAATCGGTCTGGCTGTAGCGTTCTTCCGTGCCATCAATGGCCTCAAAGATGCGGATGGTCTCAGCCTTTTCTTCGATCTTGTAATACTCAGCGACGAAAACGATATCAGGCGTTGCCCAGTCAAACTCGTACTGATGGATGATTTTCGGCCAGTCTGTAGGGTCGTCGTTGTAGATTTCCTTGTAGCTGTCACGGGTCATTGATGTGACCACAAAGCAAAACTTGGCGTCTGACTTGTCCTGGCGCTTGGCGTTCAGATCAAAGAAAACACTGCTATCGGCATCGTAGATTGGCTCAATTCGGATGCGCTGCTTGTCGTTCTCGTCATCTTCCTCGTCTTCGTAGACCGTCCGCAGGCGCCATGCCCCAATGCCACCGCCCACAGCTTCCTCAAAAGCATTGTCGTATGCCTCGTCAGCCACGGATGCCTGCTCATCGGCACGGTACAGGCCATCGCAAACTTCGGCCAGCTTGTCGTTTTCAGAACCGTCTTTGCTTACATAGTCAACTGTAATTCTGTTGTTACGGTACTCGTTGACGATCCGAATGACCGCCAGCATGATCTTGTTTACTTCGAATTTGGGCTTGTTTTCGTACTGGTCGTAAAGCGGCCCTTCCCACTGAGCGCCACATAAGCTGTAGAAACGCCGGTCTTGCAGGCATTGCAGGCGCTCGTCGCGCAGCGCAGTCTGGATGTCGTTAAACTGCCTCAACGCTTCAGCGTGCAGATTGGCAAGGCGTTGATCTTCGGAAATTCTGGCCATGTTTATCCTTGGTTGTCCGATTTTCTACCATTTGTGCATAGTCGGCAATGGCACGAAAGTCTGCGGCTTGACAACAATTGCCCGTCTGATTCCCTCGCAAGCATAACGCAGGGCATCAATAACGTGATTCTTCTTGTCTTCCAGTATCGGCAGGATTTTAGCCGTCAGCGGGTCTTGCTTGTATGAATAAAGGCTGAGTTCGTCAATAGTATGCGTGCAGCGCGGGTGAACAACAATGTCGTAACCCTTTAGAAACTCCACGCCTTCCTCCACCGATTTAGCGCCTTTTACTGCCGTCATGATCTTTGGAAAGCCATTCTTCCGCATATGGCTGATTGTCTCGGGCCTGGCTGAATCTGCGACGATTGGCCATTTCTCGGCCTCTGGAACCTGCATAAACAGCTCTGGCGTGTTGACGATCTCGCAGCCAACCATGTAGGCCTCGTGATCAATATAGAGCGTGCGGCCAATGATGTGGCATCGCACCAGGACCGTCGGGTCAATCGCAAAGCCCCAGTCAGCGCCCAGCCGGTGGATTGCGTCAGGTGGTGCATCAAACTCGTCAATCTTCCAGTTCTTAAACACTCGTGCGCTGCTGTTGGTCAGGTAGCTGCCTTGCCAAACGTGCTGATACTTGTCAGGATCGCGCCGCTTGTCGTACTCCATTTCGTCTCTGAGTACCTGCGGAAACCAAGGGTTATCGCTAAAGTTGACCTTGATGACGGTTGCATCTTTGGGCGGTGTCGGGCCACGCAGTAAGAAATCTACCGGGTCGCTGATCTGCCTCGGGTTCCAGGTAAACCACAGTTCACTGTCAGGCTTACGGATTGTCGGACGCAGCAGGTCAAGGCTGGTTTGGGACAGGCTCTGTGCCTCCTCAACCCACGCACAGTCATATCCTTCGAGACTTTTTATGGAGTCGGCGGTGTGATTCTGCATCCCCTGGAAAATAATCGCACCATCGGCCTGCTTGGCCTTAATGACGGCATCCTGCACTTCAAAGTAAGCGCCGGCGTTCATGTCCTGAATCTTGGTCTCCAGCAGCCGCTTGACGGACTGGTTCAGCGATTTCTGAATCTCACGCACGCAGACGCTTCGCCGCTTCTGGTCAATGATGTGCGCTTCGATCATAAGTTCCGCGAACATATGGCTTTTGCCAGATCCACGACCGCCCCATGCGCCTTTATATCGGCTGGCGTCCAGCAGTGGCAATGCCCACTCAGGCGTTTGGAGTTGCAGGGTTGTCAAGATTTGACCACTATGCGCTCGATACGCTGAACCAACGGGTTTGCCGGGTCGCCAGACACTTCCAGCTTTTCGCCGTATTTCCTTGGGGCCAGCTTGGACAGTAGCCATTTGCGCGTGTCCACCTGCAATTTATGCTTCTGGATTGCTTGCCAATCTTTTCTGCCGTCGCCAGTCTCAGGCACTTCTTTGTCGCTCAAATCAAGAACTTCCTGGGCCATGCGTTCCAGCAAATCTTCTCGCGCACGCGCATAACTGTCGGAAAGTTCAGCATCTTCTCCAACCCATCCGATAAAAGTTGAATGACTCACGCCGGCCGCTTCGCATGACTTGAACGTGCTTTTGCCGCCTCTCATGCCTTCCAGCACCTTGGCGCAAATCTCTTGTTTGTTGTCGCTGTATTTGGATTTACGCATTGCTTTTCTTGAAAAATGGCCAAAAACACCAGAGCAGCAGGAGCCAAGGCACACCAAACAGACCCAGCATAATCAGACCCATCCCGAATCTGTCGGTCATCATTGCAATGCCGCCCAGCAAGATCAATGCGCCAAGCACAGCATAAAGCCTCACAATAATTGTCCTAATCACTGCAATGCCCTCATCGTTCGCTGGTGTGCTTTCTGCCACATTTCTTGCCTTTCGAGTTTAGTTAGTTTAACACCTTGGTCTATTTCCCAGTGGCATTTCAGGCATAGCGCTGCCACCAGGTTGTCGTCAGCTTTAATGCCTCGGCCCTTTCCGCCGCCCCAATTGCTATGCGCTGCCTGCACCATCTCGCCACTGCCGCAGTGCTGGCAATCAAGCTGCGCCACCCGTTTTAGCAAGGCTTTGTCGCGCACGTACTGGTGTTTAGGAAACATCAATGCCCTTTTGTGCTGACCAGGCCAGCAAGAATTCAATAAACTCGCTGCTCTCACTCGTAGTGAATTTGTGGCTTTGCAGGCCAAGCTGAACGATTCTCTCGCCATCCAGACTCGGGCATACCTTGCCAATCTTGCGGTTTGTGTCGTGCGCCCACTGGTCAATCAATAATCTTTTCCAATCGTCACTTGTCCAGGTGCTGCCTGCCGAAGCCATTTGCTTGCTGATTTTGTCGATCATGCTGTGAAACATCGCGTTTTGTTCCACGCTTCGTTTGCTCTGCTTGATTTCAATCGTCATTCGGTGGCCTGCCATCAGCATGGATTTCAGCATCGGCCAAACAACGGTCATCATTTCTTTGTGCGCTTGGACGGGTTCCCAGCAAGTGACTTTCATTCTTTTTCCTTTATCAGTACATCCACGCCAGCAGTCTCGGCATACACCTTTGTTGTGTGAATCTCCACCACTTGCGAGTCATCACCGTAAACAATGCCATTCATTGCATCCATGAAGGATTTCACAACATTGTCAAGGTCTGGCTTCTTACAAGGCCACTCAGAGCCGTTTAAACACGCCACCACGCGCTTTTTTGGGTATGACTTAGGCACTGGTAGCCTGACGTAAATAAAAGCCTCTAGCGCCGTTTCCAGCGGTTTGCTGCTGCCCATTGCTTGCAATGCGTAAAACCTGATCTGGTCTTCATAGCTGCTTGTCTTGGCGTCCGTGTAGGTTTGGATGAAGCTTCCTCGTCGAGCAAACCGCGGTCGTCCTTTGCCGTGCGGCTGTCCAGGCACTGTGAACATGATTTGCATCATTTGATTGCCCTAATTCGCTCGATGATCATTGATCTCAACCCCGGAAAATCTTGTTCCAATTCCCGAAAGCGTTGAAGTAGGTACTCTCGGCGTCCATCCTTGAGGGCTTGATCCCCACCAGCTAACGCCATCAGTGCGTATGTCGATATCAATGTCTCCAGTGAGTTCCAGGGCTGCGGTGATGTCGGCTTCGGTGTGGTCATGGCCATTGCGGGTTTCGTCTAGCAGCTTGTGGGCTTGGTAGTAGTTCATGCTTTTGCAAAGCCGCCAAGATTTCCAAGAAGCCGACGCACTGTCTCGGAGGTAACTTCACACTCTACGCACTCAATTTCTAACTCGCTGCGGTTGTAGCCGTGGGCTTCCGCATACGCAAATGCTGCTTTTTTGGTCAACTCGCAGCCAATGGTTTCGCCTTGATCAGTTTCAATAGTCCAGAATTTCATGCTATTCCTTTTGTAGCTATAACGTCAATATCCATGCGGGTTAGAGGCATATTTTGTTCAGAATTTTTCAATAAACTAGCGCGGTAATCTTGCATTGACTTGCCTCTTGCAAATTGAGTGATAACACCAGTTTTTTTATGTTTTCTCCAAACAGAAGCGTCCGCAACCCCGCTTGCAGGTTCGATTGCTATCGTTTCAAACAATTCAACCGAAAGTTGCTTGCGCCATACGTTGATTGTTCTCATTCTTCTGACACCACCTTGCTGATGAACAATGCATTGATATCCCATCGTTTTCCAAAAATCGTTAGCTTCTAAATCAAAACCACAGCGCAAGGTTATTGAATTTGCTTTTATTTGAATAGCATATTGCTCTAGAACAG